TTTTATTTATGTGTTAAATCGTGTATCACATTGAGCTGATATTGATTTTTTTTTTATTGATTTTTTTTATTTATGACGTATTTATGGTGTAATATATAATTTAATACAAATTTTATTTTAGCCATACAAATTTTATTTTAGCCATACAAATTTTATTTTAGCCATAAAATTAAAGTATAAAATTGGAGCGACTTAAATGCGTTTGCTCTAAATCATTATATATCTCCAATTATCTTGTACACGAGCAAAAGCACCTTCTGGTGTACTTTCCTTTCCTGAATATTTCATATTATTATATAAGAATTGTGAATAAGCACCCTGATCGTTTACTACTTTTGTATTTGGTGTTGAATAAAATACTCTATTTGATTGGTCTAATTCGAATTTATCCCATAATGAACCAAATATTTGTTTATTTACGTTTAATCCAGGATTTAACATTTGAATATAACTTTTTACGTTTTTTGTTATTGATGGCTCTACATCTGGATTAAATGCTGGTGGCGCTGGTTTTTTATTTGGATCATCCATTATATCAGTCAATAATACATTACTAAATGGATTTTTTTTTGTGCCTTCTTTAAACTCTGAATTTAATATATTAGTTAATGAAATTGAATTTAAAGAACTTTCTTGTGTTTGTGTTTTAGTGTTTCCATTTAAATTATCTAATGAATTATCATTTGTCATATTTAAAAAACCTTCGTTTTTATTTTCTTTATTTTCTTTATTTTCTATATTTTCTATATTTTCTTTTAATGATGTATTTAAATTTATATAATCATAATTTAATTTATAACCAATATATAATGATATTATTAACATAATACCAAATATAATAATATATATAGACCTTGTGATTATAGTTAATATTAATATTATTAAAATTAATAATCTTGTTAAGGCATTTATTTTTTGATTTAAATTCATTATATCATTAGGAATAATTTCTGTAATATAATCATTTCTTAATAATATACTTGGATAATTACCCCAAAATTCTGTTGTCATATTATATTATATTTATATTATTAATAATATAATAAAAATATAAATTACTATGTAAAAATCTAGTTATTTATTTTTTTTTATATAATAAATTATTACTAATAACTATTATTATTACTTTTGTACTTTCTTTCGTCGTGGTGTTCTCTCTATTTTATCTTCAGCAAATAATTTTATTAATTCTTCATCACTTAGTTTTTTTGATAAATTATTAACATCGTCTTTTTCATTTAATGATTGTTTATAATTATTATAACTTGCATTATTTATTGCTTTTAATTGATTTTCACTTACTACGTGGGATGATTGTGTTGATACTTCATTTATTTTTAATGCTAATTCACGCTCTAATTTTACTTTTGCGTTTGCCATTGCTTTTGCCTTTATTCTCTCTCGTGTTTTAGCTAATTTCATCTTTCTATTTAATGATGATTTCATAGCATTTGTATTCATTTTACCACCTAAACCATTACCACCTAAACCCATCTTACTTAATAATGACTCAATATTATCCATTCCTGGCATTGACTTCATTTTATTTAATAATTCAGTTGCTTCTGCTATCATCTCACTTTCTTTTAATTCACCTGACTTTATTTTATCTTCTAATTTTGTACCAACATTTTTTATTAAATACATCAACTTATCTGGGTTTTTTATCAATTTATCAAATACATCTTGAATTGAATTTAAATTACCTAATTCATTACTTAAATCTTGTGTTGTACTTTCTGCTATTTCTTTTGCTAATTTACCTAACTTACCATCTAACATACCATTAATATGACTATTTAATTCTTCTACATCTGGTAAGTCTTCTTCATTAAAATTATGTGATAAATTTTCACTATTTTCCTTAAATAACTCTTGAATGTGCTTTAATGTTGTATCTAATTTATCTTTAAATGTATTTTCATTAATTGCTTCAAAAAAACGAGCTGAATTACCAAATGCTTCTTCATTATTTAATGTACCTATTAATGAAAATAATAATAGTTGTAAATATTTCCATAATGTTTTTCGTGTATTTTCACTTATATTAGAATTCATTAATGCTTTAAAATCTAAACCTGGTAAAAATTCTGTATCTATCTCTGAATCTAAATAAAATATATTCTCATTTTCATATAATATATCAAAAAATCGTGGTGGTAACTTTTCTCTACAAAATTCAAATAACTTAATCATTAAATCATTTGTTCTATCTTGTTTTTTATTGTTTTCATCATAAGTTGGTAATAATTCATTTAATAAATCTGAATATTCTGGAAATGTTACTTTTAAATCAACAATAAAATCAATTATTACTTTTTTAAATTCTTTTGGAACTTCATCTATTTCATTTATTTCATTTGTTTCATCTATTTCATCTATTTTATTTGTTTCATCTACTTCATCTATTTCATTTATTTCATTTGTTTCATCTATTTCATCTATTTGGTCTATTTCATCTATTTCATCTATTTCATTTGTTTCATTTATTTCATTTGTTTCATTTATTTCATCGTTCTCTTCTTTTTGTCTTTTTTTATCTTTTATTTCTTCTATAATTTCATTGTTAGTTTCAATAAATGTAGTTTGCATTTTATAATGTTTATTAATTATTTTTTTTTAAATAATAATTAACTATATTTATAATTTAATAATTTTCACAAATAATAGATAAGTTTTTTACATAATTTAATACAACTGATTGATTTTCAAGAGACATTAATCGTATTGGCTCTTTAAATTTATTTATACAATCTAATATTGTATTATTTACTTCTATATTTTTAACATCATCTTCATAATTCTTTAATAAGAAAAATTCTAAATCATTATTCATTATTTCATTTTTATATTTATCTAAAATATGAATTTTCCATATTTTTATTATTAATTTTGGATTAACTTTTTTTAATTTTAATAATTTTTCACGTGCTTGTATTAATAGTTTATCATCTGGAAATAATTCAATAATTAAATCTAAAAATTCTACAAAATAATTATTAAATGTTATTAATATCTCTGATGAATTCATAATATTATTATCTTAGTAAATATTAATATTTAATATGTTATAAAAATATATTATAAAAATATATTATGAAAATATATTATAAAAATATATTATAAAAATATATTATGAAAATATATTATTATTAAATTCTTAATAATATATTTTGTTGTGTATATTACTATAATTATATTATAAGATAGGTGGGCGTGAATTACTAATATTTCTTATATCCGCATCACGCTCTTCTTGCATTTTTTTTAATCTAGATTCCATAATCATATTAGCGTTTTCTTCACCCATTTTCTGATTACCACGTATTGTGGTATTATAATCTTGATTAGAAAAATTTGGAATACTATTACTATAACTACTACCACTATCAGTGTTATTTATTGTTACATAATTATGTATTTGTCTCATTCCACCATCACCAGTTGCTTTTAATTCTTCTTCACCTTGATCTAAATAACTAAAATTATCTGAAATTATATTACAACCTAATGCACCATTTGAGACACTAAATGAATAACATAATGGCTCCATATTATTATTTGTTGATTGTCTAATTTCTTCAATTTGTTTAGGCTTTAAATATTCTAATATTTCTTCACCATATAATATTTTATAATTTTGATTTAATAATAATAAGGCTGGTACTTTTATAACGTTTTGTGGTAATATTATTTTTTGTCCGTTTTCTAATACAATATAGGTATTATTATTTTCTTTAATTCGCCGATCAATACAAATAAAATGTATATTATTTTGATTTTGAAATTTAGATAATATTTGTAAATAATTTTTACAAATTTCACAATATTTACTATAATATAATATACTACTCATTTATTTCAATAATAATTTGTATTTAATCTATAAAAATAATTAATAAATTAAACACTAAATTTTATAATTTATTATTTTTTAGTAATAAATTACTAATTTAAAAAAAAATTGTTTTAAATTATAAACTTATTAATTATACTTAAATTTATTTTATATTATAACAATATAATTATGGAAACACCAAGAGAACAATCAACCACATCAAAAATAACATCATCAACAACTTTAATAAATATTCCAAGAATTCAAATAAATTCTTCTCTTGATGAAGATAATTTATTATTTACTTTAAGTAATGTTAATGTAAGTATTGCCAATGCATTACGTCGTTGTATATTATCAGATATTCCAATAATTGTATTTCGTACATTTCCTAGTGATGAAAATAAATGTACTATTTATAATAATACTTGTGGACTTAATAATGAAATTGTTAAACATCGTTTAAGTTGTATTCCTATTCATGTTAAATCATTAGATGACTTTGATTATAAAAATTATTATATGGAATTAAATGTGGAAAATTTAAGTGATACTACACTTTATGTAACGACTGAAAATTTTATTATTAAAGATAAAACTACTAATAAACCTATTTCTCAAACATTAAATCGTGAATTATTCCCTGCTGATAATTTAACTGGTGATTTTATTGATTTTGTTAGACTTAAACCAAAAGTAACAAATGAACTTACACCTAAATCTATACATCTTAAATGTGATTTTGATATTGGAATGGCTTCACAAGACTCAGCATACAATGTAGTAAGTACTTGTTCTTATGGTAATACTATTGACTCAGCAGCTCAAGAAGTAAAATTACAACAAATGAAACAAAAATGGCATGATGAAGGAAAAAAAGAAGATGAAATCGATTTTGAAGTTAAAAATTGGTATTTATTAGAAGGCAAAAGATTATTTAAACCAGATAGTTTTGAATTTATAATAAATTCAATCGGTATTTATAGTAATATTGAAATAGTTATAAAAGCGTGTCAATTATTACTTGAAAAATTTACTAATTTTGATGATGTTATTAATCGTGATGAATTAATTATTAAAGTTGCATCTAATACTATGCAGAATTGTTATGATATTATATTATCTAATCAAGATTATACACTTGGAAAAGTAATTGAATATTATTTATATAATGATTATTATAATAAAAATATTTTATCATTTTGTGGTTTTAAACAATTACATCCACACGATGATTATAGTATAATTAGAGTTGCTTATTTTGATAGTATTGAACTTGCTACTATTAAAGGACATTTAAAAAATTGTATTAGTAATGCGTTACAAACTTTTAATATTATTAGAAAAGAATTTACTAAATTATAATATATTACACCTTTTATAATACAAATTAAAATTTATAATACATAATATATTTTTACAATTAAATTATAATGACTAAATTATTATTTCAACACGTATTTACTACACTATCAATTAGACGTTTCCTTAATGGATAATTTAAACTATACATTAATAATGAAGTATCTAAAGAATTAACATAATTTTGAACTATTTTAAAATTAATATGAAGTGTTTTTTCCATTAATTCATTTAAATAAATAGAATGTAAGTTATACATATGTATTTTATAATGTTGAGAATAATCTTTCAATTGCTTTTCTTTTCTTATAAAACATTGTTTATAATTTTCAAATAAGTTACCACTAAATAAATGTATTTGTTCTCTAAATTCATTAAAACATTTTTTATGTTCTGGATAATATTTTAAATAATCACCTACTTTTCCTTCTCTTCGTAAACATAAATATTGATATTGAAGTTTTGGTTGATTTCCTCTTAATTGTCTTACTTGTTCGTAAACTGGATTTCTTAATTTAGCACGATTACCATTTTCTAAATTATGTAACATTAATCCAACAAATGAATAACTACTATTCATAGAACAATAATCTTCTATTAATTTATTTATTAAATCTTTTAATTCTTTAAAACATACGTTTTGGTAACAACATAAATTTTTATAATAAAAAATCTTAGGGAATGCTATTGATGTTTCCATAACTTTAAAATATTCAATAAAATCATAAATATTATAACTATTAACACTAAAAATATTATTTGAATTATTTGAATTATTTAAATTATTTGAATTATTTAAATTATTATTTATTTTATAAATTCCTACTAAATAAAGTTGTGGTTTTTTAATTGGAATAACAATTCGGTTTTCTGGATGTTGTAATACAAAACTATAACAATATTCTTTTGATAATTTATCAAAATCTAGATTATTAACATTACAAGCCTCTAAAAACATAGTTCTAAATAATTTTTTATTATTAGTAATATTATTAGTATTATCAAGTTCAGAATATTCTTCATTTATATTTTGATTTTTATAAAAACATGAAGTTGCTCCAATTATTGTACGCGTTGAAATTTCCCATAATCCTTCATTAATATCTAATTCATTATAAAATAAATTAATCATAGTTCCTTCAATAAATTCATTAATCAAAATATTATTAGAACTATTATTATAATCAATACAATATTTTTTAATAAAATATTCACTTTCAATTGATTTAGGTGGTGAAAATCCTATAATTTTTGAGTTTGAATTCACAATAACCGATCTACATAATCCATAACTTTCTACTAAATCATAATTTAAATACTGTTTTAAATAATTAATAATACTATAATTTTTATTATTAATTCTACAAGTCTGTTTATTTAATTTCAAATATTTATTTAATTCTAATGTCGTATTATTAATTATTAAATCATTAAAATCAGGTATTTCAGATAAATTATAAGTACAATATTTAAGATTTATATTATTATCATTATTATCATTATTATCATTATTTTCATTATTATCATTGTTTTCATTATTTTCATTATTTTCATTATTTACATTATTTTCAAATATATTATTTAATTCTGACATATTAATCGTTATGTATTATACTAATTTAGTTATTAATAAACCTTTATATACTTTAATTAATTTAAATTTCTAATAATAAAATAAAATAATAAAATAATAATATTATAATTTAAAGTATGGAAGTTATTAAACAAGAATTTAATGAATTAACACTTCAATTAGGTGATGTAATAAAAATAATAGATCCATTAAATGAAAACTTAAATAATGAAACATTTTTTATTGATTATATTAGCACATCTAAAATAAAACTTATTAATGTTTCTAGTTTTGAAAAATTACAATTAAAAATAAATGAAGGTATAATTGGTAATGGCACAATTACACAAATAGAATTATTAAGTAGAGCTTCTTCTCCTAGTTATGCCATTCAAAATAATTTATTACCTGGTTCTTGGGTTAATATTTATTTTGGCGGTGATTTTCCAGTTATTATAACTGGTTTAATAACAAATTTAGAAGAAGATATGATTGAAATTACTACTCCATCTAAAGAGGTATTATATATAAATTTTGAATATAAAGGATTACCAGAAGATTATCCATTAGAAACTATTGAATTACGTGAAAAACCTTCATCATTAATAGAGCAAATTATAGAACCAATAACAGAACCATTAAAAGAACCATTAAAAGAACAAACTGAAGAAGCAGAAGAAGCAGAAGAAGCAGAAGAATATAAAGAACAAAAAGAATATAAAGAACTTAAAGAAGTAGAAGAACCTGAATTTAAAGGTGAAGAATTATTCGTAGAACGTCCTGAAGAATTAGAAGAAAAATTTGAAGAAGAATTTGAAGAAGAATTACCTGAATTAGAATTAGAGAGAAAAGTAATAGCAACTGAGAAACTAGGTTTAAATATTCCTGTTAAAGAAGTTAAAGAACGTCTAAAAGAAATCATTTTAAGAGCCGACCAAATTGAATTTGGTGATGAAGAATTAGGACCTATTATACAATATGTGGATGTAGGTGCTAAGGCACAGCGTTTTTCATTAGAAACACAAACAAATGACCTCTTAGATGACTTATTATCCACCATACCTAATTCTCAACGCACAACTAGAGTTTTAAATAATATTCATGTTATGATTGAACGATTTAAGCAATTACGTGAAAAATTCTCATTATTTGATAATTATGGTAATGTAGAAGGAAAATTAAAAAAACAAGCCAATTATAAACCACTACTCAAATATTTACAAAATTTTAACACTAATTTATATTGGTTATTACCAGTAGTCAAAAATACTAAGAAAGTTTATAATATTCAAGCTAATGAAGAAGAAAATAATGACGTCATTATTCTGGATTATGCCGATGATATAAATTCTCTCAATACATTGATTAAAAACTATAAAGCTAATTCTAATCTTACAACAACCAACAATTATAGCACATTAATGAATGAAATTAATCCTTATTTTACACCTTTTAATAATGTAGAAAATGATTATGGTTTTAATAATTCTATTATTATTGAAAAAGAAGTACATACAAACTTAAATGTGTTAGTAGATAACCTTGAAAATATGTATTCATCTGTTTTTTACAATAATGGATTACGAAATCAAAGATTTGTTATTAATCGTTATAATTTATCACAAAATTCTCTTCAAACCATCGATAAAACAGGTACTAAATCATTATCAGGTGCTAAATCAGTTAATATTTTATTACCAATGTATCCAAGCGATAAATTAACACTTAAATCATTAATAACACTACCAGAACCAACATTAAGATTTTCAAAAATTAATATGCCAACAACTGATGTATTAACGCGTGCGAATTTAAATCAAAATTTCCTAAATTATTGGCAATTACTAAAAACAAAAACAAATATCAATCCAATAGTTATTGATAATATTAATGAGGAATTAGAATTTGATGAAAATTTATTTGTAAATACAATCAATAATTATATTTTAAATACACAAAGCGATGAATTTAAAAAAATTGTAAATGAAGAGAAATTAACATATGTAGAAATTTATAACAGATTTATTAATTGTATTATACCTAAAACAAAAATCTTATTTTCTATGATGAAAAAATATATTAAAGGAAAATTATCTATTATTGATGTTATTTCTTTCTTAGAACCATTTTTAATTTACAGTGATGATTTAACATATAAACAATACCAAAATATTATTTATTTTTTAAATGAGAAAATATCTGATTATAATAAAAATATTGCTAAAAAGTTACGTATTTTTAAAATTATCGACACATTAAAAAGTTCTCCACAACGACAATCACGTGTTGAGACATTATATTCTATGTTGAGTCCTAATAATATTTATTCGGTAGCACATGAAGGTTATGCTATGCCACTTGAATTTGCGGATTATTTTACATTTTCAAATTTGGAATTTTTTAGAAAAATTATTATAACTGATTGTGGTAGATTATTCACTACTGCAATTTCAACACAATCCATACCATTAATGTATCCTGATGATTTAACAACTTTAATAGAAGATGATAAATCCATTATTTCAAAAGAATTAAAACAAAAAAAGGCAGATGATGAAAAAACAGGATTATGTCAACCTATAACAATCGCTAAACTTTATACATCTCTACAACAATTAGAAAATGATAATGGAAAAGATATTTATTTCGATAAAAAATATGATAAAACTAATTATGGTGTAATGGAAGATATAAATGGTTATGCTAAAGAAGTAATGACTTTAAATTCAGAGCAATTAAGAGAACATATTATTAAAGACCTAATGAAAAAAAATGCTATGAAAGAAAGTGATGCCATTTATTTAGCAAATACACTATTAGATGGTAATAAACTTGTATTAGACGGACAATACGCATTATTATATCTCGGTTATGCTGAAAAAACAGAAGATGAATATGATTATTATATTAGAAGAGATAATATTTGGGTATTAGATAGTGAATTATCTAATTCCGAGTCTAAAATCAAAAAATCATTAAAACTAAAATCACTTGGATTAAATAGCGATGAAAGCAGTTTATTATGTGATTTACAAGAACAATGTATTAATGTTGCATTAAAAAATAATATTCAAGCATCAAATAATTGCGAAACCACTGAATTAAATGATTTAAATTTACAAAATCAATTACTTAAATCAATATTAAATGAATTTGATGAACGTTATCATAAATCTAAAGAACAATTTGAAGTAGAAATTAATGAAAAATTTGAATATTTTAAGTTAATAAGTAATTCATTATTAAAAATTCAAAATGCTAATTTATTAAAAAATAATAATAAACGTTTTGAATTAGGATTAGAAAAAAATGAAACTTTACAGGGTATTACTTCTCCATATAGTGTATTATTAGATTTAATTTTAAGTCAACGTGATTTTGTTAAAAAACAAAACTTATTATTACAATTTTCAAATAAATTTTGTCGCCGTTCAATTGAAGGTATAACACCTACTGGTATTCCTGAAACACCACATTGGTATTATTGTATTAAAACAAATGTACCATTAATACCTGCGTTTAAAATACAACTTGCTTATACATTTATTAAAACACCTAATTTTTATAATCAAACTCTTGATAATATTAAAGCCACAATAGGACAATTAAGTGACGATGGTGATTGGTGGACTGATAAACATAGTGGATGGTCTATTTGTCCTGGCGATTTTAGTATAGATGAGGGATTTGAAGAAGGTTTTCGTGTCAGTACTCGTGCCTTATTACAAGAAGAAATTGGTGAAAAAATTAATGCTTTAGCTAATCAAACTGAAAACCCACAGAAAAAAGTTGTTTATAATACGCCTGATACAATAGCACTAAATAATATTATTAATTCATTATCTACCGCTATGGGTATAAACCTAGAACATCAAAAAGAATTTATTATGAATGGTGTATTAACAGCTATGAAAAATAATGTAATGAGTGAACTTCTCTATAAAGATAAAATTAAGGAGGCTGCATTGAAAAATAAAAAACTACCATCATTTAAAGAATATTATAATACCTCATTATTATTTTTTTGTTTTGGAATGTATTTAATAGCATTACAAACATCAATTCCAACGTTAAAAACACGTAAAACACATCCTGGTTGTGTGCGTTCATTTAGTGGTTATCCATTTGAAGGAAATGGTGATTTAAGTAGTTTAACTTATTTATCGTGTGTAATTTATGATATTCGTAGTATTAGTGAACCGTGGAATGTTTTAAAGAAAACTAATATTACAAAAATCCAAAGTAAAATTAAACTTTCAATTGATGAATTATTAATTGGATTACCTGAAGTACAACAAAAAATATTAGAAAAAACTGAATATTTATTAACAAGCGAACAAAATATAATACCTAAAGAACACACTATTTTAAATTGGAGTAATTTTTTACCACCATTAATACCATATTCAGTAAAAAATCTTAGTGTAGTATCTAATGAATTTAAACGAAGTCTAAATAATGACCTTAAAATGGGACTAAAAAATCAACGTGAAAAAATACTTGTATTAGATGCTAAAATTATAAGTTATTCATTAGCCATTCAACAAATTATACAAGATGAAGTTAAAAAACAAAAACTTCTCTTGGTAAATTCTAATAATGAACCTTATTTAGAAAATGCGTGTTGTAGTACATCTATTAAAGAAACAACATTAGATTATTTCAAAAATCTTAATTCATCCATTACTAACTATAATTCTATTGTCGAAAAAATAGAAGCTATGTTATTAGATATAAGAAACTTTGCATCATCTCAATTATTATATAGTCCTTTTAATAGTAAATTATTTATACCAAATATAGACCATTCATTTAGTGAAAAAAACATATATTTAGCGTTCATTATTTACTGTTCGTTTGCTAATTTAGAACCAATTAAAGACGAATATATGGTTTTATGTAATGAAAAACCTGCGCGTTCATATTTTGAAAGCGGACTTAATATAGAGAAAATTATTGAAAAAATGAAAGAAGATGGTTATGATTATAATAATACTAAATTCTTAAAACTAATTCAACTCGTTAGTAAAAAACATAAAATAAACATTAATTTAAATCCTGTAATTTTAGATAATATTCAAATACTTAATGAATATTTAGAAATTCTTTATGATGAACCAAATGAAAATACTATGTTAGATAATTCATTTATTAACTTGCTAAAATCTATGATTGAGAATGTAAAGGCTCCTTATATTGAATTACCGAGAGAAGTTAAAACACTTAATAATTATTTAATTACTCAAACTGAAATTATGAAAGAAGACCTAAAAGAGTTTATAACTAGCAATTCTGGTGTAAATATATCAAGAACATCATTACGAAATTTCTTCAATTCATTAGATAATTTAAATAATTGGGAATTACTTACGAATGCTAATGATGATTTTATTAATAATACACAAAAACAAAATTTTAGTAGTTTATCTGATGCACCATTATATAGTATTTGTAATTTTAATCAGACATTTATAGAGAATTTTTGTAGTGCTTTTCCTAATATTATATTAAATAAAGTACCTTATGAAGTAGTTATTCCATCATATTATGGATATTCTAGTAACCATAATTCTAAATTAAAAAATTATATTACTAATTATTACGAACAATTAAAAACATTTTATGGATTAAATATTTTAAATACTTTATTAAATGCTATTCAAATAGCTGGTAATAATTTAATTAAAGTAATTGAAATATTACCTCATTATTCAACTATTAATATTAATGGTAGTAAAACTGATAATGAAGATGAAACATTAAAAAATATTTTTGATAGACGTACAAGTTTATTATTAAATGAATATTTTATTATACGTATTTTTACCTGTTATATGGAATTTTGTGATAATGATAGTATGTTAATAAATGAAAATAGTGAAAATCAAAGCATACAAATTAGAAAAAGTAATTTATTATTAAGTGAAAATCAAAACTATGTAGACCAAAGTCAAAGCCAATTATTAAGCATAGATTATATTGATGATAATGCTACTCGTGTTGATTTAACATTAAAAACAGCAATTAGACAACCTCAAGTTATTAATACATTAATAAATTCAAAAGCGGAACTAAAACAAATAGTAACCCAATTAATTATAACTTATATGGAAATATATAATAGAGAGAAATCAAAAATAGATATTAATTATAATACTATACAAGATAGTATATTTAAATTAAAAGAACGTGAAAAAGATATGGTTACTGACCGATTAAAAGCTATGACAGATGAAGAGCGTGATGCTGATACATTAATTAAAATTACAAAACAAGGTATTTACTCTCGTGGATTACAAAAGGGACTTATGGTTTATGACAAAGACTATTATGAAGAAGAACAATTATTACGTGATGAAATGACTAAAGCTGAAAATAAATTACGATTGAAAAATAAGAATATTAATGAAGATAATTTAGCTATTGAATTAGAAGATATATTACAAGAACAACAAATAGCTAATGAAATAGAAAATGACGCTTATAATATGACATTAATGAATGATGATTATTATGATGGTAATGTAGATGGGTTAGGTAATACTGAAAATGATTATGATGATTATGATTATTATAATTAAACTTTTATATCAACTAAAAAAATCAAAATATTCACTCTAATTTATTACATTTATAAATTTATAATAAATTAAATTTATTATAAATAAAATAAAAGATTTATAAAATTCTTTAATTATATGGATCAATATTTATTAATTCATTATTATTTTTATCACTATAATATAAATATTGTACTGATAAATTATAACCTTTTAGATTTTCAAAATTTTCATAATATTTAATCCATTTTATTAATTCAATTTCTTTTTTTTGTTGCGGAATTAATTGTTTTTTACCATTTACTGTATAATTATCTGGATTATAACGTAAAAATATTATTGGAATTCCTCCTTCATTAAAGTAAATATTTTTCATTCGGTTTATTTCACCTAGTTCACAATAATTTTTATGTTGATTCTCATCTACTTCAATAAATAATTTATGTGTATTAAAGTCATAACCAAATTCTTTTTCTTCTGAATTTTTACCACCACATAGTGATGATACTAAAATATTATATTCGTGTGGTTCATTATAATTAGCTTTTAATATATTGAATATACGAAGTTCTTTTATTTTTTGGCGTTTTTTCATTTCAAATGTAATTTTTTCGCTTTTACTACAAATATTAATACATAAATCATCTATACAAATATCTAATAAAGCACAATTTTTACATTTTTTTTCAATTAAATTAATATCATTTTCATTTTTATGATTTTCACAATGAATAGGTTTTTTTATTCCATAAATAGCTATTTGATTACAATTATTTTTGTAACATTTTGCACGAGGTTTTGAAATCATATTCTCTGTTTTATGAATTGCACACGATGAAGGTTTAAAACCAGGTAATCCATAAGAAGCTTGTTTTTGACAAGTAATACATTTTGGGCTTTTAATATCGTGCATATTTGGTAATTTACAATCAGAGCAATAAAGTGCTTTTAATTCATTTTCATAATTAAAATTAGGACATTTTTTATGACAAGTAATACATTTTGGGCTTTTAATATCTATCATATTTGGTAATTTACAATCAGAGCAATAAAGTGCTTTTAATTCATTTTCATAATTAAAAACAGGTTGCTTTTTTTTACAAGTAATACATTTTGGGTTTTTAATATCGTGCATATTTGGTAATTTACAATCAGAGCAATAAAGTGCTTTTAATTCATTTTCATAATTAAAAACAGGTATCTTTTTATGACAAGTAATACATTTTGGGCTTATGATATCAATCATATTTGGTAATTTACAATCAGAGCAATAAAGTGCTTTTAATTCATTTTCATAATTAAAAACAGGTTGCTTTTTTTGACAAGTAATACATTTTGGGCTTTTGATATCAGTCA